GTGTGTCTCTTCAGTAATCCTCTGATTATTCTGCATCTTTCCAACCTAGTGCTTCTGATACGGTAGGGAATTGCTCGATAAAGATATCTTTACAAGCGTTTGCGATATCCATGTGCTCTTTTTGTGTGCCGTTGGCAGAGCGCAGGTCAATATAATGAATCCATGATCTACATGAGCCACTCATGTAAATTTTAGTGGGCGTGCAGAGTGGAAGCACCATTCTTGCACACTCTTTTGCGACTCCTCTCCCAAGCATTTGCTTATACAATGCCATAGAAGAATCAAACAGAGTTTGCATTTGCAGCTCCAACGTCTGAATTTCAAATGGGTCAAGGTCATCAATAGAATTTTGACGATTCTTTGTGTCTTGACGACGCAACTCTGGAAGAGGAATTACATCGGTAAGCAAAGATGAATCTGCATAGCGTTGTGAGAACTCTTGAAATGTGAAGGACCTATGACGTAAAATTTGAGCTGCGATTGCCCTAGTAGTGGTAATCTCAAGCGTCATGAACGCTTGCTCAAACACAGACCAGTGGTTGTGCTTGGCACAATATCTCAGAAGACCAGAGACATCAGGATTGTCTTGGTTAGCAGGGTTGCTCACACGAGCAACATAACCCATCGTTTTTTCAGCGTCGGGAGTGACGGTAATAAGAGATACTTTCATCAGGATTCCAATCGTTTCACTTCAGTAATGTTACTCTTCAAGTAGCGTTTGTATTTTTTAATAATCTTTTTCATCTCTTGCTCTTTGAAAGAGACATTAACTTTAAGTGGGTCTACACTATCATCAAACCCCTTTGTATCTTCTTTGTATCCTGTCTGCCATTCAGTAGGATAAGAAGGAATGGTTTGTGCAATTTCTTGACGACGAGATTCAATCTCCATATTTTGCTGATTAACCTCAACAAAATCTGGGTCAGGAATATTCTCACCCGAAGGTGCTAGTTTTTCTTTAGGGATGTCCTTTTCCATAGCGAGCATATACTTCTGCTCTTCTTCGGGGACTTCCTCTGCATTCACATCAACGATTTCGTCAGACATACATCCTCCAATTTTCTATATTGTATCAGAATTATTTAATAAAATCAAGCGAGACTGATGGTGATGCTAACCGTAATCTTATCACCATTCACAGCGACAGTGTATGGACCATTGTCAAACTTCTCTGCTGCAAGAAGGTTACCACTGGTTGCACCAACTAGGTAGTATCCATATACATCACCTGCTGCAGCATCAAACTCCCATGTTTGTGGAGTAGTCGTGGCAACTCCAGCAGCAACAGACCAGTTGCTAGACGCATTGAGAGTCTTGGCAGCATAACTACCACCAGTAACCTCAGTAAACTGAGATACTGTAGTAGATGCAGTAGGGTCTACATCATTAGAATATAACTTAAGAATCTGGTTTTCAGACCCCAAGAATGATGACAACATGGTATCAATACCAGTTGTTGAGAGTTGAATTGCCACTATGTCCTCCTATTTCTTTTTCTTATCTTTTTGTTGTGAGCCCCACAGTTTAGGGTTAGCTCTTCCTTCAGTTTGTGTCATGTTAATTAAATCATGACGATAATGGTCCCAGTAATGGTCAAAAATTTCCACTCGTTTACCACTTACACAGATATCAAAGTGTGTCATACCATCCTGTAAATACTCTACAAGGTATGCAGTATAAGGAAGACTTCTGTCTTGCGCTAGTGTAGGGTCACAATCTTTGTGGATGATAATCAACCTCTTCCTCCCCAAGTAATTTCAGGAAATGCTTCCTTGATCAGTGTAGCAGAAATACGAGTGTATTTCTTTTGCAGTGCTTTGTCCTTCACAAGACACAACAACTCTGCCTCATCAGCATGGAGAGTTTCAAGAAGACCGATGAAGATTTCTTCACGCTTCATGTTGCTCACTGCAATACCACCCTTCACAAAGTATGCAAACTTGCGTTGGTTTTGCTCAAGATAATCATGCTGTAGACCTTTTGGCTGGTCATTAGGACGGTAAGGCACTTCACCTTCTGGAATAGCAGACTTCACACTCTCATCAAAATTCCAAATGAAAAGACTGCGTAGAGCCTGTGTGTTATGCTCTTGAAGAATCTTTTTCTTCTCTGCCTTAGTCTTAGCGTTGTTAACTTTCTGTAGAATTTCTGTAAGTAAAAGTTTCATGTCAGTTATTAAAAGATAATTTATTAGTGCGGAAGACAAACTCCTGCATGAGTGTATTGAGTTTATGCTCCTTGAAATATTCAAGTGGCACCTGCTTTACCTCATTATTTAGGGATAGGTATTCGTCAACAATTTTCTGCTCCAGGTCACGGGGAATCTGAGTAAGGTCAATGAGACACTTGTTTCTCTCATAATTCTCCATCAACTCAGGTGTGTTACAGAAAACAGATGGGTCTAACCTTACCCATTTTTCTAAGTTTTTCTTACTTATAGGTCTCTGTCTTTTACCTGCTACAAATGTGTCAGCATCTGATAGGAAGTTTGGAATGCCGTCAGACTTATCACCTTTGAGTATATGCTCTAGGATATATGTCTTCGGGTCTTGATGTTTAATCTCCTTCTTCATGATGGGATTAAACTGTTTAACGAAAGGATATCTTTGTAGTTGAATGAAGTCTTTGTCTCCAGAGAGAATCAAAACTTTATCCAGGTCTTGTCCTGCCTTGTGCTTCTTGATGTTTTCTTTTGCTTGGTGTTTTACAAGGGTAGAGATTACATCATCAGCCTCTGCACCATATACTTCCACAACTTTGTAGGGAAAGTATGTTTTAATCTCATCCCGAATCTTATTCAGGACTTCAAAGATAGCATTCCAATCTAACTCAGACTCCTCTCGGTCTTTCTTTCTATTCTGTTTGTAGTATGGAAAGGTGCTCTTACGCCAGTAATGTTTGCTGTCATACGCGAGCACCATCTCGCCATACGTTTGCTTGTATTGTTTCTCATAAGATAGTAGTCCAGTTAGGACCATATGTCTCACAAGGTCTTCATTCAGCACACTCATTTTGAGTTGCATCATCAGATTACTAATCATAATCTGATTCATATCAATAAGAATCATTTAATCCTCGTCGTCATAATCCTCTTCATCATTCATGAATGTTACTCTTAGCAAATCATCACGATACATTTGACCATTTTCGTCAAACATTTCTGGATGTAAGACATGCTTAGCATATCCAGCGTTATCATACCACGCATCAAAGATATCTTTGAGATTCCAGACTAACACACCTCCCAAAATGAAGGCACCAACTGTCAAGAAAAATGCGATAAACAAAAACGGTGCTGTTGCTTCCATGAGTCTACTCCTTTGATTCGTTTCTGTCAATCTCCAAAGTAAACTTTATTTTTCTTCGGAAGAGTGACAATGTTTTACTAAAGAAAATGCCAGACCGCTCTGGCGGGCATACATTCTTCCTCCGAAGCATTAATTCCACACCTCTATTTATTTGTAACTCCTGGCTTCTTTTTACTCCCAGGTTTACGTCCAGGTCTTCGCTCTTTTTCATAACGCTCAGCATCCTCAATCATCTTATAAAGGTAGTCTCTATACTTTGTGGCATTAGTCTTACCCATCCAACCATAACATTCTGTCAAGTCTGCTGGTCCATCATTCAAATACATATCAAGATGCTTTGCTTCATCTCTTATCTGAGATACTAGACTACTGTTGAGGAAAGATAACATGTCTTTCCTTTTCATCTTTAAAGTTTTTGCAAAGTCATATAAGTTTAACTTATACTGTTGCTTTGTAACTGCAGTATCAATAGCAATGTTTACTATGGTATAAATTTCATCTGACATATCATTTTGGTGGGTCCACTAGTCCCTTTTCTAAAAATAATTTAGCAGTCTCGACCAAACCACCAATAGGTTTCCCATCAATAATTACATATGGATAACCATCGCATTCAGGAAACTGTTGCCTGAATGCTGTGACAGAAACATCATCACCTACATTATAAGCAGTATATTGTACACCTGCTCTACCAAATAGTTTTTTAAGAGTAGTGCAATGACTACAACCACGACTAGTATATGCTACGATTTTCATTTTATTTCTCAGGGATTACGAGGGTCTATTCCTAATTCAATTAAATAATTAACCCACCAATCTGGGTCTTTCTTTTTCCACTGAGGGACAGGACGACCTTGCTCAGAATACCATTCAAACAAAGCGTCATCGATAGTCTGTGCGATCTCCATATTCCTCATCCTCTTCGTCAACATCTGCATATGCGTTTGCCACATAAGGTCCTCGTTGTCGTAAAGGTTCTTGTTTGACATACTCCGTCTCTGCATTAACGGCAGATACCCAAACCGCTAACTTCATTACTATGTATATAATAAGGAGAGGTAAAAAGCAACCGATGAGTATGATGGTTTGTGTCATGCTGGATAATCCCAATCAGTTATGAATTGTGTCTTGTGCGTTGGTCCCCATCCACCTGTATAGAGGTAAGGTGCCGTGCGAATAGGACATGATTCACCTGTGCAAAGAAGGTCATCGACAATTCTCCAGGACTCCATCACTTCCTCAGCATGGACGAAGTGAGACTGGTCTCCATGTATAGCATCATACAATAGTTTTTCGTAACCGTCAACTGCTCTATCTTGTGGATAAGCATGAGTAAGAGTTGCTAACTCCAACTCATCTGTAAATCCAGGTGCTTTAATGTCCATCCTAATATCTAGGTGAGGATCTGGTTGAAGTCGCATAACAATGCGGTCACCACACTCACCTTCATATAATTTTAGCGGAGGTGTCTTGAGTTTAATAACTACCTCTACACATTGATAGGGCATCTTCTTACCCGTCATGACGTTAAAAGGAACTCCCTCCCAACGCCAGTTGTCAACGAATAAAGTGCCAGCACAATAGGTAGGAGTACCACTGTCAGGATGCACGCCCTCTTCATTACGGTAGCCATCATATTGTCCTAATAGAAAATTCTTACTCATTCTAGTGGCGGCAAGCACCTTTGTTTTCTCACGTCTGATTTCCCTAGCATTTAATTTGCTAGGTGCTTCCATTGCTATCAATGCTAGTACCTGTAGGACATGATTCTGTAACATATCTCTAACAGCACCTGCTGTCTCATAGTATTGTGAGCGACCATCGCATCCGATAGTCTCCGTTGCAAAGATTTGAATCTCTTCTACATACTGACGATTCCAAAGTGGCTCAAGCAGAATGTTACTAAACCGTGTAGCAAGAATGTTATTAACAGTATCTTTACCAAGATAATGGTCAATACGATAAACTTGTTTCTCGCGTAGATGTCTAGCAACCACAGTTGATAGATGATCAGCAGATTTATAATCGTGCCCAAAGGGTTTCTCAATAACCACACGGGATGTTTCGGGGTCATCGAGTTTACCCGCCTCTTTGAGATTGACAATAGCGTTAGCGTATCTCTCGGGAGGTACCGAAAGAAAATAAGTATTGTCGTGCAGGTAATCAGGAAGATGAGTAAGAGTATCAGCATTGTCTAAGTCCGCTGAGATGTAGTCTAGATGATGTAGAAACTCATCAGGATAATCACCAAGAGATTGTTTCCATACTGCTGCACCTGGGTCTCGTCTAGAGCAACCAGTGATTACAAAATTATCTGGCAGAAGTTTTTTCTGCCAGAGTTTATAGAGTGCAGGGATTAGTTTCTTTTTACATAGGTCTCCAGTAGCACCGAAGATTACTATGCCGCTAGTGCGCGGTTCCGTTTCCGTCATAGTCGTCCGAGTCGTAATACGAAGTTTCACCTTTATATCGTCCAAATGCGAGGGTGGCACATACAAAGGGTATTGAGATCCATAGAAGGAATTCACCTAACATCATGTCCTCCAAACATTGCACGCATACCATTTAAAACCTTGGCTGTGAAAGCACCCAAACGGCGCGACTCAAAGCGTGCCCACAACGCACCAGAGATGACAGGAGCGGGTACGCCAAGATCCACAGCAGCGTGGACAGTCCAACGACCCTCACCACTGTCTGATACTCCCCCATCGAACTTGCTAAGCTCTCTATCGCTGCGTAATACATCAGCGGTAAGATCAAGCAACCAACTGCCAACCACGCTACCACGACGCCATAACTCAGCAACCTTAGCAACGT